TCAGCTTCTAATGCTTTCTATTTATTATTATTTCCTAATTCTAAACTCATCTATTGTTTTGATACTAGAGGAAGACTAGAAAATGGTGGACTACGTGTAACTAAATGGGTGGACACTAATATACTTAGTGGTCTGTCTGCTTTTGATGGCACTCTCTACCTTGGTCTTGTTAATGGAATAGCTAAGTATTCATCTTTTCAAGATGGGGGATCGCAATATTACTTAGCCTATCGTACAAACCACTTTGACTTTGATCAACCTACAGTTAATAAAATAATAAAGATTGTAGGCGTAACTGTTATAGGAGGTAGTGGACAGAACTTCTCTGTTAAAGTAGGCACTGATTATTCTGATCAACCAAGGTCTTACAACAGAACTATAAAACAAAGTTCTGTATCTGAGTATGATGTTGCACAGTATAACATTTCAGAATATACAGGCGGTGGTTTAACGGATCGTATTAAGGTTCCAGTAGGAGGTCAAGGTAGTGTACTTCAATTAGGTTTTGAGGCTTACATTAATGGTGATCAATTATCAATTCAAAAGTTTGACGTTTATGTTAAACAAGGTAGAACTAACTAATGAGTAATTATACTAAGTCAACTAACTTTGCTGTGAAAGATGGACTCAGTGCAGGTACAGCAGCTAAACGAGTACGTGGTACAGAGATAGATGATGAGTACAATGCTATCGCAGTAGCTGTTGCTACGAAAGCTAATACAAACAACACAGCATTAACTGGTGTACCTACTGCCCCAACAGCAGCAGTTGCAATTAACACTACACAGTTAGCTACTACAGCTTACGTAACAACTAAAGTTAATACTGCTGCTAGTGTAATACTTGACGGAACCGCAACAACAAATAGTAAAATATATGTAGATACAGACGCTGCTACTGGTGGTAACAATGGAGATATTTGGTTTGAGTATTAAAACTAAAGTAAGCGGAGTCTGGAAATCCCCTTTAATTAAAGTTAAGGTATCAGGGAACTGGGTATTCGTTAAACAAGTGTGGACAAAAATATCAGGTACTTGGAAAAGGACATGGGTTTCTAATATAGGATTTTTGTATAATTATTCTTCCTCCCAAGATACGGACTTTTGGCTATGTAGGTTTGTAGGTAGTGGAAACCCTTCAACTAATGGTGTTCCTGAGTTTCAAGTAGGATTTACTCAAGATGGTGTACCTTCTACATCATCTAATTTATTTTTAGATGATGCTCGATTTTTGCAGCTAACAATATCTAAAGATAGAAGTCCTACTAATGTCAATTATCCTAATGGTTTAATATTAGTTGAACTTAGAGTTTCTTCAGCTCGTAAAGGTTCTTTTGATAATAATACACAGAACAACTATATACGAGACTTAGAGAATAGTGGACAGTTTGTAAAGTCTATTACTTTTGGTGGGATAACTTTAAGAAGAACAGATAACAGCGCATCAGGTAGTACATTCGCTCAAGCCGAAGACATACTTAATAGTGATTCAAGTCTTAGACAATTTTACTGGTCTTGGCGTGTAGCGGCACCTCACTGGGATCCTAAAATAGAACTTGGTACTACCGATGGTGTTACTAGTTCTGGATTTGCTCCACTCAGTGTTGAGTTAGGTTACAACTAAAACAAATTTAAAGTAAGGGATAAATAGAATGAGTTTATTTGGAATGATTGCCTCAACATTACTTGGGGGTGCTGGTGCTTATCAACAGCAACGTAAGTACGGGGAAGCCCAAGATAGAATGTCTGATGCGGCAGATAGGGCAGCAAGAGAAGGTAAATACAAACCATTTGGTGTAACCTCTGGTGCTGGTAGTGCTTCTTTTAAAGATGGTAATGCTAGTTACTCAATGGATCCTCGTTACCGAGCGCAACAAGAACAGATGTTTGGTCTAGGTACTGATGCTCTTAACAGGGCTGGCGGTAACTATGACGATATGGCATCTGATATGTACAATCGGCAGCGTAACCTAGGTGCTGATAGTAGAATGGCAGAGGCAACACAGCTAGGTAATCGTATGTTTGGTGCTGGTACTCAAGGGCTTAGGGTTGGTGGTGAGGCTCTAGGTGGTTCAGCAGATTCTGGTATGATGAGTCCAGATGGTTATGGTTTTGCTAGGGCTTATGAACAACAAGATGCTATGGATCGTAGCAATTCTTTTGAGCAGGCACAACGACAACGTGAGCGTGAGATTGCTATTGGTCAAGGTATGTTCAGTCAAGGTCAAGGCATGGATGCTAATGCTATGGCTATGATAGGGCTAGGTGGTGATCTAGGTTCACAGCAATCGGCAGCTAACAATGCAGCTATGAATAACTATCTTAGTGGACAGAGTTCAGCAGCAGGTTATACAAAAATGCGTGGAGATTCACAGGCTGGTGGACTAATGGGACTAGGTAATGGACTCAATAGTATGATGAGTGAATCACCACCCACAGTACCAACCTCTCAATACATGGCAACCCCAACAGGACAGAATAGAATGGCGAGTTACAATTCTATGGGCAGTGGTGGTATGTACCCTAATGGCAGAGGTGGTTCAGCATATTCTCAGTATGCAAATACTGCTCAAGGTCAAAATAGAATAGGAAGTTATAACTCTATGGGAGGAATATCTCCTTTAGGACAGTGGTCTGGCGGTGGAACTACAGCAGCCACTACTACTCCACAACAGAGATATTCTAATCAATTAGCATACCCTAATTTTTATAATCGTAGAGGCTAGGAGATAATTATGGCTAGTGATGTAATGAGTTTATTTGGTATGGATCCTAATGTGATCCAACAGAATCGTGTACAGAGTGGTGTTGATACTGCTGCTCGTATGAATCCAGAGTTTGCTATTGGTGCTGCTGGTGGACAGATGATGGGGTCTGGTCTTAGTTCTCTATTTGGAAGGGAGTCGCCTGAGATGGCACAGGCTTCTAGTGTACAGAGGGCTATGCAAGGGGCTGACATAACCACTGTTGCTGGTCTACGTGCTGCTGCCCAAGAGCAAATGATGGCAGGTAACTATCCACAGGCTATGGCATTACACGCACAGGCTAGGGACATGGAGGCTTTAGAGAACAAAGCACCTAGCGTATCAAATCAGAAGACCTACATAACACCTGATAATAAAGAATTAGTGGGCTATGTAGTGGATGGTGTACCTTCCTATCGTAAAGATGGATCATGGATTCCTCTACCTGATGGATCTACGATAAAAGATACCAGTGAGATTAGACCTTTTAATATAACTGGAACTAATATTGATGAGGCTCTTGTCGAACTTAAAAGGCAAAAGATTAAGTTGAGTGATACTGATAAAAACTCTGCTGCTAGGTGGATTGCTAATCGTAGCGAAGCATTACAACGTGATAATAAAATGCGGCCTAATGATGCACTGCAAGAGGCGACACTTGAGGCAAAGACTAATTATATAAAAGATGGTGGGTGGTTTGGGTTTGCTGATGATGATTGGAATCCTCCCGCTGCTACTCAACCTGCTGCTGGTGCTGTTCCTGCTGGGTATGAAGTTATTACTTATAATGGTAAGCAATATGCTAGGCATAAAACAGATAAGACTAAGCCAATAATTTCACTGTAAGGAGAATATATATATGGCGACTCCTACATGGGATGAACTATCACAAAATACTACAGCCTCTGTTGCTCCTACATGGGATGAGCTATCACAAAATATGCCACCACCTGTAGAGCAAGAGCAAGAGACATCTTTTGGTAAAGGATTTGTTGAAGGAGAGGGATGGTCACAACAGGCAGGTGATCTTTTAGGTGCTGTTACTGGCATTCGACCTGAGCTTACCTATCGTGATGAGGATGGTTATGGTCTAGGTTATAAATCAACAGAAGAAATATATGGTGAAGGATTTGCTGATGCTTCTTTTGATGAAAGACGTAAGATGATAACAGATGAAAGGGCGCGTAAGATAGAAGAAGATTATGGTGACGTTGAAGGGAGTACGTTTGGTAATGTTGCAGGTATGCTGTTTGACCCCACAACTGCTCTACCTGTAGGTGCTACCTACAAAGGCATGGCTGCTATCGGTGGTGCTATAGGAGGTACTTACTCAGTTACAGACCAGTTACTTAACAAGGGTTCTGTTGATCCAGTAGAAGCAGGACTACACTCTATTGCTGGTGCTGTACTGGCTCCTGTTGGTGGGTATGTGTTCAATAAAGTAGGATCAAAGATATCTCAAAAGGTTGCTGTAAAGAGTGCAAACAAAGCAATAGATGATATGGATACTTACGTTCGGCATCATATTTCTATCGGTGCTAAAGAAGACGAGGCTTATAAAATTGCTCTTGAACGTACAGGACTTACTGATGATGATGTTCTTAAGGCAGCACAAATGTCTGGTAGAAAAGTACGTATACCTAAAGAAGGGTCAGTAGAAGATGTTGTATTAAAAGAAACAGGGAATAAGGTCAAGGCTGTAAGTAATTTGTTTGAAGGTATCTCTTCTCGTATAAAAGAACACTCCCCTAAAATTTTTCAAGTTCTTAGAAAGTTTGAAGAGAAGCAAGCTATAGAGGTATCTACAAGAAAGAAAGAATACATTGAACCTTTTATAAAATCATTACAAGGGTATAGTAAGAAAGAGTTAGAGCCTATACATAATCACTTAATGAATAGGAAGTTTAAAGCTGCTAGTGAGCTAATGACTAAAGGTGGTCAGGCTGAGTTAAAAAAACTTAGTAAGATGATGGCTGCTGATGGTCTAAAGTTTAAGAAAATAGTGGGAAGTACCTATAAGCCTCTCATTAATTACTTCCCTCGTAAGGTAAAAGATTTAGATGGGCTACGTGCTGCTTTAGGAAGAAAGAGTACAACAGCAGCATCAAGTTTACAGAAACACATTGATGATGCAATTGAGAAAGAAGGTGTTAAGACTGTGCAGGAACTTTCTCAAAGAGGTATGAGCAATGCTGTATCAAAGTCAGTTAACATAGCTTACTATCCTAAAGCTGTAGGTGGTGCTAAGGCTAAACGTACTGTTGATAAAGTTCCACCAGAGTTAATGAAATACTATGAGGATCCAGCTACTTCTCTACTATCGTATGTTGAGTCTTCAACTAGGGCTTTTGGTAAGACTGAACTATTAGGTAAAGGTCTTATACAGAAGAAAGGTGATGATGCTGCTGAGTTGTATAAAGTTATTGGTGAGGAAAGAAAGCGAGGAAGGATTAGCAGTTCACAGGTGGATGATATTAAAGAGTTAGTTCGGTCTAGGTTTACTACTGGTGAACAGGCTATGGGGTCTACTCTAGCTGCTATTAAAGACATAGGTTACATGGCTACACTAGGACAGCTAAGATCAGCAGCTACTCAGATAAAAGACTTAGGTACATCAGCTTACCTCCACGGGGTAATGCCTACTATCAAAGGGGCTTTGTCTGTAAGGAGTAACATACTTGAAAAGACAGGTCTTGCAGATACTGTGTCAGCAGAAATGGCAACCAGCCAAGGCACTGCTAAGTTACTTAACTCAGTGCTTAAGCTGAGTATGTTTCGTGCTGTTGATAGGTTTGGTAAGCGTACACTACTTGAAGCCTCTAGGATTAAGGGAACTAAGTTAGCCTCCTCTCCTAAAGGGGTTGCTATTCTTAGAAAGAAGTATGGTGAGGCG